TTGAGAGAGCTTGATAGGTATGCGTTGAAGATGTGGCTATCGAAGTCCTCTTGGCTGTCCCATTCCCCTCCGTAGGCATCCTCTACGTCATCGCGAACCTTACCGAGACGAGTGGCATCCGAGCCAAGTAGGTCACACAGACGATTGAACTCAAGGATGTTGTCGGCATCGACTTCAACCATTCCGCTCTCTGCGTAGAAATCTCGATGGAAGCCCTGATAGGCTTGGCGCATAACGCAGCGGAATGGGGCATCTTCATCCACATGGATAGCCTTGCGGAAGTTGAAAAAAACATCAAAGATTGCCAAAGCTTATGACGCCAACCCAACGACCTCGGAGAGAACCTCCGTCGCACTTGTCGCAAGTACCACAGTAGGAAGGAACATGATAGAGTCTGCTTGCGCGGCCTTGAATATCGCCCCCGAGTCCAAACACTGTTCCGTCTCATCCGCAAAGGCAACACTCACCGCTTGAAGGATGCTCACTCCCCCAAATCGAAACTCCATCTCAGCAGAAATTTCGTGACACACATGAATCATTGTCTCAGTTTTACCCCGCAAAGTTATTAACGCTCCTCGGATTGACAAGGTCGCCCCAAGGGGCGCACTCCGCGTTTTGAGAAAAAAGTTCTTTACGCTTCGCTACCGTTGCAGCTAAACTTTTTTCTCGAAAAACCTTGTCTTACTCCGCTGAGCGTCACTTTGTGGGCAGTGTAAAACTAAAACAATAATCCATATGCGTAACACTTCAATTCCCACTAAGATGAAATTCCAATTCGGTGAAATGACCATCACTCCAAACGTTGAGCGCCGCCTTCACGAACTCAACTACACAGTGTCTGAACTCGAAGACGCTATCCAAGACCACACAAGCCGCCTCGATGATGAGCCATCGGTCTACTGCGGCACTTACGCCAAGTACAACGAAGGCTCCCTCCGAGGCCTCTGGATTGACGTCACAAGCTTCGACGACTACAACGACTTCATCAACTTCTGCAAGGCCATCCATGCGGATGAAGATGACCCGGAGTTGATGGCACAAGACTATCAGGGCTTCCCTCGAGATTACTACTCCGAGAGCTGCATGGATGAAGACGACTTCTACAACATCCTTGAGTACAAACGTATGTGTGACCTACATGGCGCGGAGGCCATCGACGACTTCATCGATCTCGGAAAGGATCTCGATGACTTCGAGGAAGCCTACTGCGGGGAATGGGACAGCGAAGAGGACTTCGCTCGCCACATCGTCGACGAGTGTTACGACATCGAAGGAACGATGGGTTCGCTCTCTCAATATTTCGATTATGACGCCTTCGGTCGAGACTTGTTCATGTACGATTACGAGATGGGCGAACATGGCAACGTGTTCCGAGTCATGTAAACAACTCCGGCTCTCTCCTTCGGAGCTTCCCTTCAGGGAGGCTCTTTTTGATTAATTAATCAATTTCACAAGTGAAATTTCAAATGAGACAGACAGATTGTTTAATGCCACCAACGGACCTCATGAATTGCTAATTCTCGGATTTGTATACCTACATTTCTCTGCCACAGCGCTCGCCCCACTTGCATCAAGTTCCTCTTTCAAATATGCAATATAGATGTCAGCAACTTCATCAATATGCTCTCCCTCAGGGAATTTCTCAATGTATTTTTCGCACTCAAAAATTACATCGTACGACTCGGCATCTCTTGCAGCACGGTATCTTGTTGACTCCAAATCATCATAGACACTTACCCCCACTCCAAACAAAAAGACGAGGGCCATTCCAATCAGAATGTCCTTCAATTCAGGATGTACAACTTTAATCTCCATAGTGTGATGATGGTTATAATTTGATTATCGACTGCAAAGGTAAACAATTTCCCTCACAGCAACAGCCTCGAACTGTCTTTTTCTACCAAATAAGTTGTATTTATTTTTGTGGCATAATATTGATATTCATTATGCCTACAACACAATACAACCTACATCTCAAAGGGTTTGTCGGGGGGTACGATTTTGACCGCGACTACGTCGATTACGTGCTGGCTAAGCACGACGGCAAAGCCGTCAACGTGCTCATTGACAGCCTCGGCGGTTCGCTCGCTACCGCTCTCTCCATCGCCTCAGCCTTTCGCAATCACGGCGACGTCACCGTGCACTTCGTTGGCATGAACGCCAGTGCAGCCACCATCGCTTCGCTCGGGGCAAAGCACATCTCCATCGACGCCAGCGCCATGTACCTCGTGCACCAATGCTCCATGTCAGTATTCGAGTGGGATTCGCTCAACGCCACACAGTTCGAGCAGCTAATTGCCAAGTACCAGCAGACAAAAGCCGACCTTGACAAACTCGACCTGAATGTCGCCTCGATGTACGCCTCGAAGTGCAAGAAAGACACGCAAGCACTCCTCGACCTGATGAAAGTAGGCGGATGGCTCACCGCCAAAGAAGCCCTGGAGTGGGGCTTCGTTGACGAAATCACCGACTGCGCCGAAGACACAGCGCCAAAGCTCACCGACGAGCTGGCCTCCGCAATGGCCTCGGCAGGACTGCCAATTCCAAACGTACCAATTGAAACGATTGAAAAAGAATCGGCCATCGCCAAATTCTTTTCATCGCTATCATCCATTTTCAACTCTAAACACAAAACCGAAATGCCTAACCAAACTACTACTCCTGAAGCGGCTCCGGCTACCGCCCAGACAACCGAGGCTCCCGCTGCTACCGCATCGGTCGACAGCGCCGACGAGGTGGCAACCCTCAAAGCCCAAGTTGCCGAACGCGACCAGACGATTGCAGAGCTGCAAGCTCGCATCGCTGCCGCACCTGCCGACACGACAACCGCCGTTGTCGACTCCGCTCAAACCACAACTGACGACAACAGCTACTCCGCCGTCGTCAAAGGTGCACACGAAATGTTTAACGCTATCCCCTAACTCGCAATGGCAGACTTTACCCAAATCAAATTCTCAGACGAAGACTACAAGAAAGCAGCTGAGAAGTGGGAGAAGGAACTTCTTCTCATGCCACTTCTCACCTGCTCCGACGTCCTCAAAAACATGACCGGGCTTCCCGGCATCCGTGGCAAATATCACTTCGGCACCGCCGAAGCTGACGCCCACTTCGCTCCCTTTGATGCTCACCGCAAATCAAAGAGCGACGTTGAAGTTAAGTTCCGAGACATCGAAACTTACTTCGGCAACGTAGTTCAGGACTTCATTCCTGATGACTACGTGATGACGCTGCTGGGCCAGACCGCAGCCGTCCTCGGCGACAGCCAGAAGCAAGCGCCATCGGCAAAGCTCGTTATCGCTTGCGTCATGAAAGCCCTCGGCTACAACCTGCGCCAGGCGCTTTTCACCGCCAAGCGCAACTCGGCAGGTGACAAGACCTCCGACCTTTTCGATGGTTGGCTGACTATCATCGCCAACGAAATCGAAGCGGGTGCCATCTCCAAGGAGAAAGGCAACTTGCAGACGCTGACCGACAAAATCACCGCAGCCAACGCCGTTGACCTGCTCAAGGATATTGACCGCTCGCTCGACCCGCAGCTTCGCGCTCTCCAGAAGTTCATCTATTGTGCGCCGGAAGTTGCCGATGCCTACAACGACAACTATCTGCTCACCCACTCGGGCATCGCCTACAACACCAAGTTTGAGCAGCCCATCATCGAGGGCTCTATGGGCAAGACCCAGCTGCTGCCTCTCGATGTGCTTGCCGGCTCCGACACGATGATCATCACAACCAAGGACAATATGCTCTACGGTTACGACTCGATGGGCGACATCGAGCGACTGCAGGTTGACCGCTTCGCGCCGTTCGTGCTGACGCTCTCCGCCGCCATGTTCTTCGGTACGCAGCTGCGCTCCATCGACAAGCGCTTCTGCAAGGTTATCAAACTTGCATAAAGCAGCTCTCTCCCTCCTCTCTCTCCACTCTTAACTTTTCACTCTTAACCAAATATGGCAACAACTACTACAACTTCTTCTTGCAACAGCTTGCAAAAGTCGCTATCGTGGTGCCAGGGCACTCCGGAACTGCCGGGCGTTCGCCGTCGCATTTACTATATCTCCAAGAGTCAGATTCTCAAGTGGCCTACGCTACCGCGTGACGCCCAGGGGCGCCCTACGGCCGCTGTACTTGAGGGTTCGTTTACCCTCAAGGCGGATGCGAAGTGGCATTATATCGACATCCTCCCCGATAAGTCGCAGCTGACCTCAGAAGCGCAGGGTGAGCTACCGTCACAGACGCAGCTCAATAAACTCACTGCCGTTCATCCCGGCGTGGGCGAGGCAGCTACCGCTGCCGCCGCTTACATCAACAACAACGATAATGCGTTCCTCGTCCAGGACATGAAGGACAATTATCGTTTGGTTGGATGCGACAAGTGGCAGACTAAGTCTACCGTCGCCCAAGACCTCGGTCAGGGCCCGACCGGAACTACGTCGACTACTCTCTCAGTCGAGGCGACCGACGAGGTGCCGGCGCCGTTCTACAAGGGAGAAATCGAAACGGAGGATGGCACCATTGATGCTGATGTTGCATGATGCCTGACGTTGGTTCGGGAGCTGTCAACCTGAGCGACCTGCTCAATGAGATTGAGCCGCCTAAGTTGGTGGTTCCCGAACTTGATGTTTTGCCACGCAGCTCTAAACCGCAAAAGGACCTTTTCGCTGAAAAGTCCTTCGCTGCCTGGAAGCAGGACACACCGGAGGCGCGTTGCGATTTTGCCTCGGGCAAAATGCACATCCTCAATCGTGATGGCATCTTCGTGATTACTCTCTGGAAGAAGTCGCTCTATGGTCGGACTCTCACCGACATCAAGGGGGATGAATCCATGGTGGAGTTTTTTGCTACTAACATCGCTCCGCTCATCGCAAAAACTTTTGGTCAGTTCCTCTCGCCGGAGGACTGGTGCATCGTCACCACTCCGAAGCGTCGCCACAAAATCAAAAATTTTGCGTCGCTGATCTCGGAGCGGATCGCCGAAAGGCTCGGCATCCCGTTCATCGAGGATGTTGCGGAATGTCACTCGAAGCATCGCGTTAACGCGGTGTTCTCGCTGAATGTGCTGCCCCGGCAGCGCAACATCATCGTGTTCGACGATTTCATCACAACCGGGCAGACTATCCACTCTATGTTTAATCTTTTAAGCCAATACGAAAAAACTATCGTGTTTTTCGCCGGCATCAATAATCATGTCTAATGGACGCTAAGTTTACTGAACTGCTGCAAGCTTGGCTCTCTACCGAGGCCAAGGAGCGCGACTACAGTGTCGGCGCTCTCTATCTGCTGAAGCTTACCGGCAATGCCGTCATGTATCGCAGCTTGATTGCCAATCTGGATGCTCGCCGCGAGTTCATCGAGTATCAGCTACAGAAATACTACGATTTCCGTGTGCAGGACCTCACCCATCAGCAGGTGGAGGAGATGGCAGCGCAGGTTGAAACCATCGTTGCCAATGAGCTGTCGCTATCGACGGAGGCGGCGGAGTTCCGCAAGGGTAAGCGCGAGGATCATGACCGACTCCCCGATGAGATTCAGGCGTGCTATGTTGAGAATCTGTCGCTTCTCCAACAGATGCGTGAGCTGCATTTGCAGCTTCGCAATCTCTCGCTCGAGAATGCTCCTTGTCCGGACAGCGACCGCTATCCGTTCCTCAAGGAGCTTATCCGCCTCGATAAGAAGATGCACGAAAACTGGGACCGCTACGACCATTACATAATCTCCGATGAAGCGTAGCGAGGATATTGGCGACATCCTCAAACCGCTTGCCGAGACGCCTTACCAGGCGTATCTCTCCAACGCGGTTCAGGTTGCCGACGTGCTGGATTGGATTCTCCATCAAGTCGGCAGGTCGGAGATCTGGCAAACTTCGTTTTCCATCTCCGAGGAGTTCCTTCGCCGTTTGTTCTTCATCGAGAAATCCGGCAAGGTCAGCCGAATCAATCTTGTTCTGGACCATAAGGCTACGAACAAGACGCTCAAGCTCTGGGCGTTCATCGCCCAGGTGATCGAGCGTACTTTCTTGGCTGACAACCACAGCAAGATTCTGTTGGTGAAAAGCGAACGCGGCGATGCCGTCACCGTCGTTACTTCTCAGAATCTTACTCGCGGTAATCGTGCCGAATCCGCTTTTATCACTACCGACCCGGCCATCTTCGCTTCGCTCTATGCCGATGTGCAGGACCTCATAACCAACCATTCTGTTCCACTCAATGACTTACTCTCCGGACGTATTAGCACAGATTGAAAAATTCGCTGCTATCTACTTGAAGATTTCCGACATGGCGGTCATCCTTGACCTCCCCGTCGAGCAGCTGCGATGGGACATCTCCCAACGCGGCTCTGATGTGTCGAAAGCCTACTACCGCGGCAAGGCTGCTTCAAAGGTGAAGCTGCTTCACCAAGAAATGCTGCTGGCGCAGGTTGGCTCTCCGCTGGCCATTGAGAATACTCACCGCAATCTCCTCGATATGGAGGATGACGAATAACTATGCCGAACGTCAGTGCTCTCGAACTTTGCCGTTCCGACCTCTTTACAAGTGAGTCGGAACTGGTGCAGCGCCATTACCCGGCTCAACTGGTTGAGCGCGTAATGCGCATCCGCGCTATGTACTTCTGGGTTATTGCTAACCCGGAGGCTTCCGACACGCAGTTTGTGCAGGAGGTCAAGTCGCGTTACGAGCTGTCGCACGTTACGGCGTACTCTGACCTGGCCATCATCAAGGCGATCTTGCCGAACATTACGGAGGCGGGGCGCGATTTTCACAAGTGGCGCTACAATGAGATGATTCTGGAAACTTACCAGATGGCGAAGAAGCGCAAGGACACTAAGACGATGGAGAAGTCGGCATCGTCTTACGCAAAGTGGAACCGCGTTGACACTGACGATGAAAAGGCGATGCCGCTGGAGATGATTCTGGTGCAGCCGTTTACAGCTACCTCTGACCCGACCGTTCTGGGCATCAAGCCTATCCCGAATCTGCAAGATAAGATTGACGCCATGATTGAGAAGTACCGCAAGGAAACCATCGACATCGAGGATGTTGAGTTCGAGGACGCTGACCTCGAGGAGGATGAGCTGTTCCCGAAGCCTGACACCCCAACCCCCGATGATGTTTACGATTTATGAGCAATGATGCAAGCGCTGACAAGCGCGTTTATTTCAACACTCCGCAGCGCCTGACGCAGCTCATTGGCGCTAACACTACGGTTATCGTGGCGGGTCGACGCACCGGAAAGACTGACTCCATCGCGTCGCCGTTTGTGCTGCGCAATATGCAGCGGATGCCCGGCTCGACCGGGGGGATTGTGGTCCCCACTTTCAAGCATGGGCTGACCAACACCCTCCCGGGGTTGTTCGCCGCTTGGAAGCGGTGGGGTTTTACCAATGGTATTCATTATGTTGTAGGGCGTAAACCGCCCAAGGCGTTCAAGAAGCCGATTATTGAGCCGTCGGACTATGAGCACGTTATTTCGTTCTATAATGGTTCGTGCGCTGTCATCATCAGCCAGGACCGTCCGGGTTCGTCAAACTCGCTGACGCTCTCTTGGCTGCTGGTCGATGAAGCTAAGTTCATCGACTATGACAAGCTTAAGGATGAAACGCTCCCGGCTAATGGTGGCATTAAGTCGCACTTTGGCCGGCACTCGTTCAACCATGCGATTATGATTCTCTCGGATATGCCGCAGTCGCAGAAGGGCTCCTGGTTCTTGCATTATCGCGAGAAGATGGATGTGGAACTTATCGAGACCATCAAGGCTACTGTCTATGAGATTTGGCGGGTGAAGCAGCGCATCCGGCAGCTGAAGCTATCCGGTGCTCCCATTCCAAAATACCTCCGGAGTCATCTGCGCCGCCTCGACACCGACCTTAACAAGATGCGTTCCGTCGCTGTCTATTATAAGGAGTATTCGTCGATTGAGAATCTCCAACTCCTCGGCGAGAATTACATTAAGCAGATGAAGCGCGACCTTACGCCTAAGACGTTCCAGACCTCTATCCTTTGTCAACGCCTGGGCATCGCTAAGGATGGTTTTTACTCGTCAATGCGCGAGGGGCACAAGTACAATGCTTCGAACTTCGAGGTATTGGATGCGGAGTTCCGGAAGCTGGCGGATGGCTCTCTCTCCTCGTCGCCTACCTCGCTTAACTCTGATGCGGATGCTGATGTTAACCCGCTGAAGCCTATCTGCATCGGCATGGACTATAACGCTAACATTAACTGGATTGTGGCGGGTCAACCGGAGGGGAAGCGCCTAAATGTTATCAAGTCGTTCTACGTGAAGTTCGAGCGAAAGATCCCGGCGCTGATTGATGATTTCTGCCGCTACTACGAGAATCACCAAAATAAGACGGTAATCTTTTACTACGACGCTACCGCTCTCGGGGGCAACTATGCTGTCAATGAGCAGGATTTCCACTGGGTCATCGTCCATGAGTTTGAGAAGCATGGCTGGCAGGTTGTGGACATCTACCTCGGCAACCCTATGCGCCATGATGAGAAGTACTTGCTAATCAACCAGGGGTTCGCCGGGAAGCAGCGCCTGATGCCGTTCTTCAACCGTCAGAATAACGATGACTTGATTTTGGCCATCCAGTCGGCAGGGGTGAGTCGCGGGCGCAATGGGTTCCGCAAGGATAAGTCGGGCGAGAAGTTGCCGGAGTCGGAAGAAAACCTCCTGGAGTTGCGCACGGATGGCACGGACGCCTTCGACACCCTCTACATTGGCTGCGAGAAGTTCCCCCAGCACACCACCTTCTCTTTCTCCTCCTCCGGTGTGATTTAGCCGTTGCGTATTTTCTTTTGGGAGTTCCGGCTACCGCCGTCGGGCTATCATCGCAAGCGACGGAGCCCCCTTCCCTCCGGGGGGTCTCCGCCTTCGGTTTCTATCCCTAACTCACACCCCATTTTGCAGGCGTTCCCACGCCTGCAAAATTCCGCTCCGGCCACCGCCCCCAATACCACGGAATTTGCTACGGTAGGAACTTTTTTGTAACTTCGCGCTGAAATTATCAATAACCCACTATGCCTTTCGACAAGAACAATCCGGAAATGGTGGCACTTGTGGACGCCATCAACGCCGTTATCGACCAGTATAACCAGCTCGACTTCGCCCATCAGGAGGACGCCATTCTCGGCATCAGCCCCATTGAACACACCGTTTCGCTGGTGGATGCCGACGACATGATTGCTGCCGACGTCCTCGGAGAGGACAACGGCTTCGATGACACCTTGGACCTCCACGACTTCCTCGACCTCATGGAGTACGATGAATCCGACGACAACTTCTACATCTCCCAGAACCTCGTCCAAGACCTCGCCGCCTCCTACTTCGAGGAGTAACCCCGCCTCCCCCTTTACATATTCTTGATTGCCTCAATAAACGGCAAATCAAGAGGCTCTGACGATTTCAATGGGTAACGGTCTATCGGTGCTCTTTCGTCTTTGCCATATCCGATTCCGGAGCAGAACGCTACCGCTTCTGCTTCGGAATCGAACGTTTCCGGCTCGTCGATGTACAACGTCTCCTCCTCGGCCAAATACTCTTTGAAGCCGTCCTCAAACTCAATTCTTATATAATTTTGTGCAAACAAGTGCAACAAAGTAATATTAAATCACTATATTTGCAGCAACGAATCCATACGACATGGGTAATTTCAATAGATAAAGTAGTTTTAGCTTAGAAGAAACGTACAAATCAGTGGTTATCAGGACAGCTTAAAGTCACGCCATCTACAGTCTCCGCATGGGATACAAGTAAACCAAATGTACAAGTCTTATATAGGCAAATCTGTTGGAAGTTGAGAGCACTGACCAAATACGTAATGAATCAGTTAGCTATAAACAGAATGATTGCGAAAGAAAACATAAATATAATACAGAACTCAAAAGAAAATATCGATTGGGACGGTACACCGTGGCAGGATAAGCAGTTTGCTTATCCAAAGCGCACAGTGCGTATTGCCACATCATTTAGTGGCATTGGTGCCGTCGAATACGCATTTAAACGTCTCGGTATAAAGACCGAAATTGTATTTGCTGGTGATATAAATGCCAACTGCAAGAAAACATATTTTGCAAACTACGATATCTCAGAGGAACGTTGGCACACAGATATACATAATTTTTCAGCTGAGAAGTACAAGGACCAGGTTGATTTATTAGTAGGAGGAGCACCATGTCAAGCATTTTCTACGGTAGGAGACCAACTTGGTTTTGAAGATACAAGAGGTACTTTATTCCGAGAGTTTGCAAGATTGGTCAAAGAATGTACTCCAAAAGTATTCATTTTTGAAAATGTGCAAGGATTATTTCGACATGACAATGGTAAAACATGGTCGATAATCAAAAATACTTTTGAACAATATTGCGGATATGACATCCATTATCAACTACTTAATAGTAGAGATTATGGCATTCCACAAGTTCGAGAACGTTTGTTTTGCATTGGATTTAAGAAGGAGACTGATTTTAAATTTCCTCGTCCAATTCCTTTGGAATATAGAATGTATGATTTCTTAGAGGACTATATTGACTCTAAGTATTATAATCCCACAACAAATTCTAAGGTCATAACTCCATATCCAAACAGAATTGATCAAATTGCATCTCCGAATGGAACGATTCGTTTTAACGAATTTGTTTTTCCCATTAAAGATGTAGATGACAAGTACTATCTTTCTGAAAAAGTTGCAAAGTACGTACTTGCAAGTGGCACGAAAAATTTTAAGACTTCAATCGAAACAGATAGAGATGTCGCTCGTACTCTCCTGCAAACGATGCATAAAATGCACAGAGCAGGAGTTGACAACTATGTAACCTACATGAAGCATAAAGGCATTAATGGTATACGAAAGTTAACGCCAAGAGAATGCTTAAGATTAATGGGCTTTAGGGATGATTTTAAAATCGTTGTATCAAACACAGCTGCTTATATGCAGGCCGGAAACAGCATTGTAGTAGATGTTATAATTGCACTGCTTAAGCAATTAGATATAACCAAATACGGCGTTAATAATGGATAGTCTCCACAACAACATACAAAATACTCAAGCAAATCTTGATTTCGGATTTGATTGGCTGAACGCAAAGTTCTCTCATCCAGAAAGGACTGTTCGTATTGCCACATCATTTAGCGGAATTGGGGCAATTGAGCACGCCTTTCATAGACTTGGATTGAAAACTAAAATTCAATTTGCCGGAGACATTGATGCTGATTGCAAAAAGTCATACTTTGCAAACTACGATATTTCCGAGGGAAGGTGGCACAACGATATTTCAGAGTTTGATGCCACTCCTTACAAAGGACAAGTTGATTTGTTTGTTGGAGGCGCACCTTGTCAAGCCTTTTCACAACGAGGAAAAAGGGGCGGCTTTGACGATACAAGAGGCACTCTATTTCGTGAATTTGCACGTGTTGTAATCGAATGTCAGCCTAAAGTATTTATATTTGAAAACGTAAAAGGATTACTAAATCACGATAAAGGTAATACATGGCAGGTGATGAAGGAAACCTTCGAGAAAGACTGCGGTTATCAAATATATTATCAGGTATTGAATGGCAAAGAATATGGTATTCCTCAAAGTAGAGAGAGAATTTTTTGCATTGGCTTTAGAAAGCCTATCAAATTTAAATATCCTGCTCCTATTCCACTAAAAAAGAATGTGTATGATTTTCTTGAGACCCACGTAAATCATAAATATCTTTTAAAGGAAAAAGGTGTTAAGTTCATTACGGCTCATATTAATCACATAAAGAGTTATACACAAATAAATGGAGATATAATCTTATGCCAAAAGAGGAATCAGCAATTTAACTGGCATGGAGATGTTGTATACCATCCTATTCCAAGTGGATACTCTGATAGATTATATCCTGAATCCGTTTTTGACGTAAAGGATTTAGACGAGTCATACTTTGTCGAAAAATCCAACGG